CTCGTGCTTGGTTACCAGGGCTTCGAACTCGGCCATGGAGGTCCCAGGTGCGGGCATGTCGCTACCCATCGGATGATAGAGCAGCTTTCCGGCCTCTTTGCTCATCGCATTGATTCGCTTGAGTATCTGCAAGACAGGCTTTCTCTCTTCGGGCTTCATGCCTTTGAGGGATTTCAGAACAGTCGCAACCTCTTCAGGCACGCCCAGCTCGGAAAAATCGGATTTTGCTATAGCTACAAACTCCTTGTCTTCTAGGAGGGCGGTCTGTCTCTCGACAGTGGACTTTAATATCCGATTTTCCTCTGCAATCGGTTCGACGGCCTTCCGGACGGCCACATTGATCATGGCATTCAGATCGGCCTTACTGACCAGAGCCCTTGCTCCGGCCTTGTCAGCCCTAGCGGGCTTGGTCTTTGTCATCGGTACACTTCCATTAGCTGATTTGTATAATAAGAAACGCTTCCCATTAGCGGCTTTACCGACTAAGGAAACCTCATCCAGTTCCAAATCCGTAAGTTCGTTTGGCAATAGAATCACCTCGGGTTATCAAGAAAATATTTCAGAAGGGGGTGCGTGTGCCGGTTCCTGCAATCGAGAAACCTGTTATGTCGCCCTTTTTCACTGCCTGCCAGAGATCTTTATCAAAAATTTTTACCCCTAGTACCCATGAGCCGGCCTTTACGACCTGGCCGTTGCACTTGAAGTCGGTTGGAGCGATGTAGCTCTCGATGATGGAAGCTTTGGCCACGCCAGAATGCTCTTTGCCTATCCTCTGGCTGGTCTGCATGAACTTGTGACAGGCTGCACGGATCTCAGACTTGCTCAGGCGGTCGCCCTGCAGGTCTATTACTCCCGGTTCACTAACGATTCCATAAACGATCTGCTGATCGCTGCCCTTGGAGACAATGATAGGCACTCGGTAGGACTTCATGACATTGCTTACTTCGTCCTCCTCTTCCCCATCCTCATCATCTTCCTTCAGGAACTCGGGGAGGTCTTCATCCTCTTCATCTTCGTCCTCTTCAGGCTCTTCGTCCTCGGCCTTCTCTGCCTCATGCTCTGCCAGGACTTCCCGGATGTCGTCTATGAGATCGCTGGCATCATCGCCGGAGGTCTCCTCTTCCTCTTCGGGGAAGATGTCATCCTCTTTGTCGAGAGGCTCCTCTTCCTCTTCAGGGAGGTCTTCGGGCTCTTCCTCGACGGCTGCCTCTTCCTCCGGGCCTTCGGCCTCACCCTCGCCGTGCTCCTGCATCCACTGCTCCAGAGCGGCCTGGTGCTTCTGCTCGTCTGATTGGATGGCCTGCAGGATCTCTTTGAGCTGCGGGTCCTGAACAGCTTCGAGGGCCTGGCGATACGCCTCCATGCCCCCCGATTCGTCCTCTAGTCTTTCGCGGACGAAATCGAGATCAGAGCTTCCTTTTTCCATCTCTGTATCTTCATCGTCTTCTCGAAATATTTCTTCTTCATCTGACATAATCTTGCCTCCTGGTCGGGGGACATGGACATCTTGATAGTCCAATGATTTCGATAATAGTGATTCTTCAAAGGCCATGAGTCGCACCTGCGTTAGTTCTTCAGCTCATTCTGCCGTCTCTTCAGCTCGGCCACCAGCTTGTTGAGCCGGTCATTGTCCGTCATCATGCCTTTGACGTTGGCTTTGATTTGCCGAAGAGGTCCCGGCTCTCCTAAGAAAACGGACCGGCTTGTGTAATGACCATTCTTGTCGAACCCTGTATAGAGGAGCTTTACTCGCCAAGCATCCTTACCGCTTTGATCAATCCGGATTCCCATCCCCGGCCCCAGGTTTGAGCTGCTCACTCCGGTATTGCGGATGACAGGATAGATCTGCTTGATTCCGTCATATGAAGCGGGCTTACTCCAGGATATGTCATCTGGGTTGAATGCTTGTGATGGCTTCTCTTCCACCTTTGGCTTCTCCGGCTGCTTGGGCACTCCCTGTCCGCCTTTCAGCCATGCCTCAGCATATCGGTTAGCCACATCCAGATGCTTGAACTCTTTGCGGTCGACCGTCTTTCTGTCAACCTGTGATAGAACCACGAAGCTGCCGTCTGCGTGCTGCATGACCCCGGCCCTCTTGTTGCCCAGGCTCAGGATCTTGGAGCCGGCCAGTTCACCGTCCTCGACCTTAATCTCTGGTTGTGGAGCCGGTTTTTTCGTAGCTTCGGCCACATCTGCATGATACCAGTCTGCCGCAGTCTCTGCTGGCAGGATGTCGCCCCGCTCGCTGTAATACTGGTTCTGCTTTGCAGCTACGTATTCAGCCAATGATAGCGACTCAGGGGGCTTCTTGAGGTACTCCCGATAATTGCGCTCGGTGACACCGCTTGCGGCCATCTCCTCGTTTGTGGGGACTTTGGCCTGTGAGCTACCATAAAGCCTGTCATGCTCTGCCCGTAGCCGGTCTAGCTTGGCCTTGGCCCGGGGGAACTCTTTGCCGGGTGCCTGGCTTTGCAGGTTCTTATAATCAGCTTCGAACTCCTGCAGGCGGGTCTTGATTGGCACATAATCCTTATACTGGTGAAGGAGGTCTCGGGCGGTCCTGGCGGTCCCTCGCCTGGACTGCCACATATTCCCCTCGTGATCCCATGAGATCTCCCCTGTGGCCGCCAGTTCTCGGAGCTTGATCTCTGACTTAGTTCCTTGTCTTACGCCAGTCAGAAGACCTCGTCCTATGTCGTTCTTCAGGTCCTCGTCTGACGTTGTGCCGGTGCTCGTGAACTTGGGTGTCGGCTTGCTCTCGGGTTTCTTCTCGGGCTCTTTTGGCTTGCTCGTGTTCAGCCATCCGATCTTGTCCAATGCGCTGCCACCACTCAAGAGTGTCTGGATAGCACCGGACACTCGTCCCTGGCTGGCTGCTTCCGCACGCCTTTCCAGCTTCCTCTTCGTCTTGGATGGCTTCTTGGAGCCGCCTCCTGAGCCCGACGTGAACTTGCCATCGTCTGCACGGGGGTGCTTCTGCTCAACCCAATCCTCTTTCTTCAAACGGTGGTTGATACCACCGACAAAGATGGTTCCTTCGGGGGCTTTGTGGTGCTTCTGTGCCTCTTCGAACCAATCAAGATTCCGGAGGATAGACTTGAGGATCGGTATGCGCATGATCATGATTTTACCTCAGCAGTATCTTTCGGCTTCGCGGCCCATCTCTTTCAGAGCCTGCCAGTCATCCATCAATGCCCGACAGCGAGCTACCATGGCCCGGTGGGCTTCTCGGGCTTCGAAATCTTCTTCAGGAAACATTTCAGGTCGATCCAGAGTAATCAATTGGCAAAATGTGGTGGATGCAATTAGGATGCATGAGCCCCTGCTCCAAAGCAGTATCGAGCGCCGGGTATTCTCTCGATCTTCCCGATATTGATACTATCTTCCCTGCCCACTCACGGCATACGTCGCAGGTGTTCGGCCTGATCTCACGAGAAATCAAGACCAGATCCTCTTTCTGCTCGACTGCCCGGTTGATGGAACCTTCGTTAAACGAGTTCCTAGCAGCTGTTATCGCCACCATCTGAATGTAATCTGCGATCCCCAGCTCTTTGCCGTCTATCGTCTTGTGGCCTATGACCCGGCCCCTCAGGCCAGTGTAATCGACCTTCTTGCCCGCCAGCGCAGCCTGAACTCTTCGCTTCTCCGATTCGGCTATGACCTCTTCTATGTGTCTGCCCAGCTGGGCATCCGTCTCTTTGAAACGGTTGAACTCTTGTGTGGCCATCGCCTGAGCCGCCTTAGCATGCGGCCCCTGGAGTGATCCTGCCCGAGATCCCGCCAGGTAAAGCCCAGGTATAGAAGTTCCCAGCCAGGAGGCCGCATTCACCAGCAGCTCTCGCCGGATCCGGTCTGTGAGGGCCCTCAGCCTGTCCGGGTTGTCGAGGTTGCTGTCGATGGCCGCCTTGATCGCCTTCTCGCCTCGCTTGTAGAGCAGAGCGATGATAGCAGCGGTCTCTTTGATCCTCTTCCTGGGGTCCTCTTCCTTAGACTTGCTTCGGACCGCCTTCTCGATCTCTGACAGAGGGAGCTGGGACAGAAGGAAGGTCTCGGGCCGGCCGGCAGCACGCCAGAGCTTGCGCCTCAGATCCGGCAGGTCATAGCCCAGAGCTCGAGCTCTGCGCCAGAATGTGGGGGTGAGCAGGTCGTATCTGGCTTGATCGGTGAGGTCCCCATCCGACAAGTAGCCGGTTGCTCGGATCAGAGAGAGAAGTTCGGAGTTCATATCCCTACTGGCATTATGTGCCGGGCAATATCTGAAGTCAACTACCACGCCCTGAAGGGCATGGCTTGCCTCTACGCAAAAAGTCGCGAGGCGTAAGGGTGGCTGACTCTTCATGCTGACTGCATTGTGGCGAAGATTAGCTCGCTGGCACCCCACCTATCGGAAGGAGGATCATGTGTCAAACTCTCACCTAGACTCATTACTGAATCTCATGCCTCCAATAGGCTGTTTTGTCCCCCTGTCTACGGGCAGATTGGTTAGGAAGCCGTTTTATCCCTTCTATCGAGGGTGCCCTGCCGTTTCAGGCTCCGCCCTACCGGATCATGCAAAACACACATCAGGAGATAGACTTATGAAGAACGGGGTCAAGGGGTAGAGAATACCCGCGACTTCAGTCGTGGGATGAATCGTGCCCTTGTTTAATTACCAAAAACTATAAATCTAGTCAACTACCCGCCAATGAATTGGCGAGCTTGCGACTACGCAAAAAGTCGTGTCGCGTTTGGCCGGTTGACACTGGACTAGCGAAGTCCTGAGGGATCATAGATTTCTCTTACCCTGGCGACCTGCCTTGTGTGGAGATCTTAACGCCGTTGTTGCCAAGTCTTTCCACTTGACTCAGACCATTCCTTTGCAGGAATCGTGCCACGCAAGGCGATTTGTCTTTCGTTCACCGTCTTTCTCTGGTAGATCCAGAGTGCCCTACCTGATTGCTCAGGCGAAAGACTGTTTCCTGGTGCTAATCTACCAAGGAACTAAGCTTATATAGAACTTAGTACTATTTAAGACTTATGCACACTTGTATACAGCTAAAGACGGAAACCAGGGATCGCCTGAAATCGATAGGCAAGAAGGGTGAAAGCTATGATGCGATTATCAATCGGTTACTAGATCAGGAATCTTGTAAGGGGTACGATTCATCCCACCTCTGAAGAGGTGGGTATTCTCTACCCCTTAACCCCATTTTTCGTAAATGGAGCTTTGCAGAACTGCGAAGCATCGTAGAATACAAAGCCGCTGCTATCGGGAAGAAAGCAATTGCCATAGATCCAAGATATACTTCTCGCACTTGCTCCAAATGTGGGTTTCAGAAAAAGGAAAACCGCAATGGTAGAACCTTCAAATGCAAAAGCTGTGGCTTCCAGATCGACGCAGACTTAAATGCATCCAGGAACATCGCTACCTTCAGTAGATCTGACCGTAGCAGGCTGCCGTCAACCAGCCAATCGTAGCGGGCTAACTAATCACTAGCTACAAGCCCACGACTTCAGTCGTGAGTAGTTGACGAGCATAAATACTTTACGGGAGCGCCCAATTCCTCCCCACCCTGAAGGATGGGGACTCCTTGGTGCTTTACTGTGATGGTATCGAACAGGCTCATGCTGGCGTCCCACCCAATATCGCGTCTATCGCGCTCTTACCATCCAGCAGGCTTGCTATGGGGCTGTCGCCATGCTCTTGCAGAG